TCGCCTATGGCCCCCAACGCTTCACCGGGCTTGCGGCTGCCTTGAACGTCAGCGACTAATTTAGCAACGTATGCCTTTTCGTAATCGGACAAAGGTTGCCCGGTTGCTTGGCTAATTCCTTTAGCTACTCTTCCCGCAAGTGTCCTCATAGCCGCAGCGTCAATTCGGCCAGGCATAGCCCAATGGGACAGTACCTGCGCTGCAAGCGTACCCGCATAGCGTACAAACTCGGGCGTTAGCCCGCCACCTACAAATCGCGCTGCTTCTGCTGTTAAGCCACCCGGTGTTGCGCCTAACCCTTCTGCAACTTTACCCGTTGTTTCAGACCCCACGCCGCCTAACGCACCAGAAACTACGCGCGCGGCGGGGCCGGCGGCTCGGGCTGTGCGTCCCAAGAATTCGACACCGCTGCCCAAACCTACCAATGGAGGCGATCCCGAACCCTTGAGACCCACGCCCACGCCTTGAAGTATTTCAGGCGCGAACAACCCAAACCCCCCGCCGATAGCCCCCGCGCCGCCGATGTCGGGTATAAGTTCTGTGCCGGTAGGACCGCGTAATGGCCTTGCTGTTTGCCGTGGTTGGGATATGGCTGCCCCACCCGGCAACGTGTCAAAGCCTTGCTTTGGGTACGACGATAATATCGTGGCGACTTCAGCATCCGTTGCATCGTCGGGAACTTCTAACGTCCGGCCTTCAAACAGTATGGACTTAGCCATTATTATTGTTTCCTGATAGCGCCGTTAGCATCTCTAACATACACGTCTGGCCCCGCCGCTTTAACCGGCACTTTTATGATCGGGTCGTAAGGAAATTTTACTCCTCTGGATATTGCACTTTGTACTTCCGCATTGTGAGTATCAATATTGTTACGAACAGTATCCGCATAAGCGTCTAGTACGTTTGACAACGCGGTTGGATCGGTGTTTAGGTTGCCTAATGCTTGCTCCAACGCCGCCTGTTGACGCTCGGACGGTTGCGAGTCCAGTTTTTTAAGGCTAGCTAATATGCCTTGGAATAGTCTGGATCTAAGTTCTTCTGCGTTTTTGACGCCTTCCGTATTGACGCTCATGCCAAGTCTATTGTTCAGAAAAGAAGCCGCAACTTTCATCCCCTCGCCGCCGGTGCCCATGAAAACGCTGGCAGCGGGAATCAATTTTTTGGATGCTTCTATGTTTGCAAACATGGCAGGGCTTTGTTTTAACGTGTCGTAAGTAGCTCGCGTACTTTTCATAAAATCTTTTTGCGCTTCTACGCTTGCGGGTGTGTATGCATTAACTTCAACCTTAGTCCCCGGCGTGTGGGTAGTCATGTAGACTAGCCGCGCCAGTAGTTGTTGGCGCACAACCGGGTCGGTAGTTTTTCCAAGTCGGTCAATTGTAGCTATGTACTCAGGCGGCGGCGTAGTGGATTCTTTTCCTACCATAGCCCGTCGGGCTACCATTTTTTCCGGTTCTGTCAGATCTGATTTTTCGAGCGATGTTTCAAACAACGATTTAGCGGCGGGCGCGGTGTACGCCGGTAGCCCCGTGCGTAGCAACGTATTGCTAGGTGCGACGTTATGCGATTTAAGCAGTTCTTTTTCTCGCTCGTTTAGCGTTGCTAAACGCTGATTTGCGCGGGGGTCACCTTGCGGTCCGGCCAACGAGCTAAGGTCCACAATTTCCGCTTGTATTTGCCTGAGCAGTTGATTTACGTCTGTTGGCGCAGCATTTGCACCAACGGCGCCCGGCAATGCATTGGCACTTCCCGCGGCGGGCATCGCAGTAGCTGGCGTAGACGGATACCGTTTGTCATACGCAGCAACGGCCCGCGCTTTTTGCATCAGATCCACGCCCGTTTTTTTCATCCCCGGATCTGGATGGGCAATGAACGCTTGTGCTATTTCCATTGGATCTGACGGCCCACCCATAGCTGATATTCTGCGGCTAAATTCAGCCACTCCCGCCGCGTCTTGTCGCAGTTTTTGAAGCTGCATCTGCGAGGCTTCGTTCTGCTGCATACCCTGCATCATCTGCATGGTTCGCAAGGCGTTGGCCTGCCCCGCTTCCTGCGCTTGCAAGGGGATGGTAGCAATCCGGCCCGGTAGTTGGGTGTCAAGCAGTCCGAAATTGATCTCAGCCATTTGGCACTCCGTATTGTTTCTGCATCATCTGCGCGAGCATAGCGGAGTAAGGGTCGGGCGAGAACGCACGGCCCAAGGCGTTGCCGATGCCCCCGTACGCTGACGCCTGCGATGCTGCTGCGGCCATATCCGCGTTGGCAAATGTGTTGGCAGCACCCATGCCCAGATTCCCCGCATTGGTGGCGTAGTTTGTACCCGCCGCAGTAGCCGCCCCCGCCGCGGGAGGTCCGAACCCGGCAATGTTAGCCAGCGTGTTTCGCCGCGTGGCTTGATCTTGCCCGTAGCGGTTGTAGGCGTTTTGGTACTCTTGCGAACCAAAGTTCTGCCCAAACTTTATCGCACCTTCCATGCCGGGGCCAGAAATGCCCATGCCCTTAGCTGCCAAAGAATGGTTAAGTGCATCCATCCCTGTTTTGAATCGGAATGGGGCGCTTGGGTCTGCGGTGTAGTCGGACATGGCGAACGGGCGGGTCAGATCCTCGTCCGCGTACTTTGCAAGAGCGTTTACTCCCGCTGTGTAGTACGGCAGCGACCGGGCTTTGGCGTCGGCGTACTGCTGCGCCTGGAGCGCGGTGGCCGCTGCGCTGGCCTCCCCCGAGCGTGCTGCCGCGTCGCGGGCCGCGTCGCCGGTCATGTTCGCCGCTATCAGACTGCCGGCGCCCGAGATCAGCGCACCGGGTACGCCCGTCGTGGCGAAGAACTTGGCTAGCCAAGCGGGGATGGCACCGCCGCCGCCAGAAGTATCGCCCGAGGGCAGATCAGACCCCGACGTGTACCCTGCCGGCGCGGTGGGTTGGTCGGCGTAAGACGGATTGGTCATTCCACCCGTGTCGTCATAGTATTCTGCCATTTTGCCACCCGTTGTCGCTGGAACTGTTGGTAAAGGTGCGTTGCCCGAAGGCACAAGGTTGTTTGAGCTTAGACTTTCTCTGCCGCCCATGCCACCACCTAACGCGGCGTCTGTCGCTGCGTCATATGAGGGTGAGGCAAATGCCCTGTTCGCCCCGGCGATAGTCCCACCCACCGCGGCTTGCGTCGGTGACTGACCGCTTAGCAGGTTGGTTAAAAAGTTAGACGCGCCCGCTTGCACGGACGCGGGGAAGCCCGTGCCGGACATGGCGTTGCCGATGCCGTACCCCGCCCCGCCCAACGCACCGCCTTTTAGTATCCCACCGGCAACGTCACCGCCGCTTCCCAAGGCGTTGATGCCGCCCATCGTGGCGCCCGCTGCTGCCGCGCCCGTAACGCCCCCGCCATAGGCCGCGGCAAGACTCTCGCCGCCGGTAAAAGCACCGCCGCCCGCCGCAGCCATGATAATAGGGCCAAAGTCTTTCCATGCACCTTGCAGCATCGTTTGGTGATCGGCGGTGTCTTTTGGCGCTTGAAACTGTGCATCCTGCGGGACTGCTATGTATTTATTCCCGTCCGGGCCTGTTACGACTTCGCCCTTGGCCCCGGAGGGGGAAATCCATTGTGCTTTTTGAGCGCCACCGTACATACCAATATCACCAGCGATCCTTGATGCTACAAGTTCTGGTGCGCCAGCAGGAACAAGGTAAGTTCTCTTTCCATCCACCATCCCGGCTTCTACACCTAGATTACCGTAGGGGGACTTTTGTCCGGGGGTAAAGGACGCCGTTCGCAAAGGAGAGTCGTCGGCATACTGCCCGGCACTTCCCCCGGACCATCCGAAATTGCCGTCATCCTGCATCCCCCATTGAGCTTCCTTTGGCAGCTCGTAAGCGTACTTTCCCGCAGCATCTTGGTAGATGCGTCGTCCGGTACGGGAATCGTACTGTTGCTGCTCATAGTTTCCGCTGCCGTTATCCCCGGAAACATTAACCGTTCGATTGCCAAGCCACCACGGAGTCGCCATTACAGCCCCGACACTTCTCGACCGCTGGATCGGATCGTAAGCGAGGTGACGGCGCCGGCCAGACCTTGGATGCTGTCGCCCGGTGCCAGGATATGCCCCACGGCCTCGGGGCAGAGGTAGGTGTCGCCCGCCGCAATGATGCGGGCGCTGATTATCCGTTTGCTCACGCCCGCCGAGCCAAGGGCTGTGACCAGATCAATCGTAAGCGTAACCGAGCTACCCGAGGTGTTGCAGACGGTCATCTTGTCAATGAACGTGGTGACGTTCGTCGCCGTGTAATAGGTGGCGTTTGAATTGGTCAACTGCTGCGAGGCGATCAGGACTTTAGGCGTGACGGCCATCTAGAGGCTCGATGAAAAGGTAAGCGTAACAATAACAGACGGCGTAGCCGGTCGCACCGGGCTTGCTTGCGCGGCGGTGTAAGGCATACTGACCGCTGCGTCCGTACTTGACCAGCACAATTCAAGATAATCCCCCGCCAGCACAGACACGACAAGGTTCCACGCAGCAACCACATGCCCGTCCACGCCGCCGTGACTGCTTGCAACCGACACCATCGTGTTGGTGTTGGCTACATCGGACCCGTTCTTGCGGAGCCACACGCTCACGTCTTGCTCGGACACGCTGGTGCTTTGGTATTGCGAACTGAATTGCAAGTTGTAGACGCCCGTGTACGCCGCGGTGATCTGGGACGCCAAGGTGCAGGTCAGCGTCGTGCTGGTCACCAGTTGGGACGTATCTACCGTATAAGTACCCGTGCCGCCCGTACCACTCACAAAGGCCGTGATGCGCGTGTTGGCCGTCACGCCGGTGCCGGCCACCGTCATGCCGAGGAAGATAGTCCCCGAGGTGACCGCGGTGACGGTCATCACCGTGCCGGCTGACGCCGCGCCGTTGTTGATGGTGCCGGTGACCACCGCCGTGCGAGTCCCGATGCTGACGCCGTTGGAGATGTCGGTCGTGTTGTACGACATCACCCGTGCGGTGCTGGCCGGGGCCGTCTGGCTGGTGGTGTCAAAGAACGCGCCGTAGGGCGTGCGCGGGTAGGTTGGAAGCGCGAGCGTCGGTGCAAACTGCACCTCTTCCAACGTTGTAGCGTTCTGGCCCGAGCCTGTCAACGTAAAGAGGTTGAACAGATACCGATACCACTCCCGTGTGACCATCTTCTGGTCATCGGTGAACGGCACCCGCTGCGCGGGGATCTGTGAGGTATCAGGCATTGGTCGGCGTCACAAACAGTTCCGCGCCCATGATGACCACCTTCACGGGGTCAGTCCCCGTTACCTCGTAGACACGATCGCGCAGCTTCTCGGTCATGCCCAAGCGCCGCCAGATGACGCGCTGGCCGTACTGACCCAGTTGGCCCATCGTGCGGCTGTGGTAGTTGCTCCAGGTGTGGCCCCCGTCATCGGACCACCGCAACAGCACCTGCGGATCGCTGCCTTGGCCCGTGGTCAGACCCACACCCGCCTCGCAGTCCAGTTGCAGCGAGTGCTGCGCGGTGCGTTTCAGAGTGTTGGTGCCGGTTGCCAGCGCACGCCAAGAGCGTAGCCATTTGTCCAGACTGCCCGATGCGGATTCCGAGGTAATCAGGTCGCCGTTCTCAAGCAGCAGAAAAGATCCGCTTTCAAGGAGCAACGCAAAGTTGGTGGCGTAGGAATCCAAATCAAAAGCGTATAGGTTGCCGCTTTGATAATCACCAACAAGAACCAGATTGTTGAACGCCATCTGGCAGTTGGACCGATGACGCCCGAACTCCCCATTCTGGAAGCTGGCGCGTTCGTGCCACAATTGCGTGGCAACGTCGTAGCACCACGTCTTGTTGGCGCCGGGGAAGGTCAGAACGTAGAACGCATGGCCCGCCTGCTGGTAGGTGTAGCCGATCGCATCCGAGATGTCGCCGTAACTCTGGATCTCGTACTCGATGGCGTGCGTGGACACGCGGATAAAGTTGTACCCGTTGGACCGATACACCATCCCGCGCCCGCGGGCATCCGACCCGAGCCAGTACAGCGCGTTGTCCAGCTTGGCAACCGAGTACGCCGCCTCGCAGCCCAACTCCATGAACGCGCCTTGGATACGCGCCATAGGAAAGGTCGCATTGCCGGCGTCGTACCAGACCTCAATCGAGTTGTTGCCGAACAACCAGATTTCGCGGTGGTTGACGCTCAGCGAAACGATGTCGTCCGGGTAACCTTCCGCGCTGGCAAAATCCAGCGGATCTACCGAGGTGCCGTCCAGCAGGGACGTTACCCAGAACTTCTGACTGTTGGGTTCGTTGAATACGAAGTACCCGTCCAGATAGCCGACAGTAACCGCGCCGGGGAAATCTCCGTCCGTAATCTGGGCGAAGACCAGCGTGCTGTCGTTGTAAATGTACCCATCAGGGTTGCACGCGATGAACAACTGCGTGCCGTTGTCCACCATGCTGACCGGCCCCGTGCCGGTTACAGCACCCAGATAAGTGACCACATAGGCCGAGGTGATCTTGTACAGCCCCAAACCGGACACGGCGTAGGCGTTGCCGTTGTACTGCCACAGCCCGCGAATTGGCCCGCTGCCGACCGTTGTCTGGACCGACAGGCCGGGGCAGCGCGACAGGAACCCGCCTTCCTTCCCTCCGCTGCCTTCCGGCACGGCTTCGGGGAACAGGTTGACCAGACGGTTGTCGGCTGCGTTGATTGACCGGGCGACATAGGCGCCGCCAAGGATGGGTGTTTTCATGCTATACTCCTATTTACCTTAAATAGGGGGTTAGCATGGAAACGTGGAAGCCTGTGTTTGGGTACGAAGGATTTTACGAAATAAGCGATCTTGGAAATGTTCGCAGAGCCTCCAGAGGAAAAATGCTTAACGCAACTAAAGTACTTGAGGCTAAACAAATGTTTGAGCGCGGCGATACCCTTAAACAAGTTGCTACTTTTCTTGGCACAAGTATTCCCACCGCGCATAGCATTAAACTTGGAAAAACATGGTCCGGCAACGCGAATTACAGACCAGTTAAAAATGCAACGGGATCTGACCACTATATATATTTTACCCCATGCAAAGAGGGAAAATACCGTCGTAAAACCATTCATCGTTGTCTTTGGGAGTCTTTTAACGGCCCTATTCAAGGTCGTTTGGAGATAAACCACAAAAATCTTGATCGCCAAGATAACCGACTGGAAAATTTGGAGCTTGTAACCCACCAGCAAAATATTCAGCACGCTATTAACGAGTATAAAAGCAAAGGTTTGTTCCGCGCGGTTAAAGGCACAAAAGGCTTTATTGGGGGGAAACATAGTAAATATTTACGCTAAAATGAGCCACTAAACACGTTGAACCGTTGGCGAGTGGCGATGATGCTGTAGGGCATGCTCATCACGTCGTCCGGGTTGTTGATCCGCTTGATGTTGCGTTTGCTCGACATGGCAATCCGCTGCACTTGGGGCGGCGGCTCCACACCAAACTCGGCAGCAATCTCGCACGCCAGATTGAACCGGAAGGCTCGCAGATAGCCCGGTGGGACCACCAGCGTGGTGGCGAGCAGCGCCGGTTCGACCAATTCGGTGACGCTGACAATGTGCCAGTTCAGCGCCTTTGTCGGCACCGGATAAACCGTCATCTCTACATTGGACATCGTCATGTTGACAAACATGACTTGCGGATAGGTGCTGGTGACCGTCTTTACCGCAATGCCGTTGTACTGCTGCTGGTTTATCAGTTTGATGCCAAAACTGATGTTGTTGCTTGGATCTCGGAAATAGGTCGAATCGTCAACCAGCACGGGTCGGTTGCCCACAAAATCACCCGTTGGCCCGAGAGTGCGTGTTGCGATATTGGCCGGCCAGGTGAACGTCTGATCCTGCGTCGAGAAGACCGACAAGCGTTCAGATGACCAACTGTCGAGCATCTGGTTCATCGCGGTCAGCGCATCTGCTGAGGTGTCTGCCGAAGGTGTTTCGCCTTCAGCCAGTTGACCGATGAGCCGTAAGGCTCCGTTGATCTGGTCCCCCGCCGATGTTGTTGTCACTCTACCAACTCCTTACGCGGGCGCCCGCGAGGTTTGATCAGTTCATTGACAACGGGCGTGAGCAACGCACCCGCGTCGTACCGTTCCCAACCGTTCTTCTCATCATACGCGGCCTCGGCCTCTGCAATGGCGACCTTGTTGCCGTGTTCGGGATGTCGCAAGTAGATGACCATGATACCCCTTCAAAACCCGCCCCCCGGCGGTATTGCCAGAGGGCGGTAGTGCTTACGCTACCCGATAAACCGAGTACGCAGCCGTGTCGGTTTTGCGGAACAGAAACTCAGCTGCTCCGCTAACACCCGCCGCGCTGCCGGTGATGGCAATAACCAGATTGCCGACCGCAGTAATGCCGGTGCCAACGACTACCGTGATGAGGCCCGATGTGGTGCCAAGATTGATAATCCGCAGCGTGAAGGTGCTGTTGACTTTCATGTTGGTCATCGTTGCATCGATCAAGGTCGCCGTAGGCAGAGTGTAGGACGCCGCCGTGCCAGACGGACTGCCCACCAAAAGACCTCCGGTAATTTGAGCAACAGTCAGCGTTGCGGTTGCAGTCGCCGTTTGGGGCGCTGCTTGGGTGCCGATTGTTTGTTCATTTTGGTTGCCATCTGTGTACTGATAACCACCACCAACTGATGCGAGAGCCATGATTGTTTCTCCTAAAGTGTTAAGTTGCCCCCGCGCTTAGCGCGAGAGCAGGTTGGTTAGCCCCAGATCCGGCAGGCCATCGCGGGACGAATGGTGCTGAAGCCGTACAGCACATCAACGCGACACGGCATGCGGTCGTTGTTGATGTCGTACTGACGCACGATCCGCATGGAGATGCCGTTATGGACTTGGCGCGAGGCCATGTCCACGCCCTGCGGCAGCAAGAGGTCAGCCGTTGCCAGCGTGATCGCATCCTTGTGATAGACCAAGTTTTGCGGGTACACGGTGGACGCGGTGCCCAAGAACGTCAGCGCAGCCGATGCAGCCGGGAACGCATCAACCGTAGCCAGCGCATTGCTTGCGGTGTACATCGCGGGCAAGAACGCAATGGTCGCCGAGGTGCTGGTCAGGGTCTGATCCGCGGTCACAACAAACTGCTGCAGGCTACCCGTGCTAAGACGAGTTTGCGGATTGACCGCGTACACGCTAGCAATGGTGAAAATATCGCCCTGTTTGATGGTCTTGGTGCCGCTGGTGTATGTAATATCCAGCGTCGTCGCGCCTTGAGTGGCCGGCACAGTAGACGCACAGATTGGCGCAACAGGCAAGCTACCCACGGTGTGGTTGACGATCGACTGCGACATGTTCATCTCTTCAAAGCCGAACACGCCTTCGCCCATCATGCCGGTCTTGAACTGACGAGAAATCGTATTCGTCGGGTTGAAGAAACCGCTCAGGCCGTTTACCAGTCCCGCATTGGCCGCGGGGTTGAGCGTCGCATACCGCGGCGACATAGGCGCAGCCGACTCGTTCAGCTTCTGTTGAGCTTGAAGCAGAACCAGCGCGGTAGCGGGCGTGGTGCCAGGCGTTCCGACCGAGGCCGAAATCGACTTGTACGCATTCGCCACGTCAGCGTCAACACTCGACGCCAGCTGGCTGATACGCGGCTTGAGAACACGTTCCGCAAAGTCGTCCAACTGCATGGTCAGCTCGGCAGAGGTGAAGTTGATGCCGATATGCTTCTGGCTGGACACGGTAAGGGTCGTGTACTGCTCGTTGTCGTCCTGCACCTGCAGGGCGGCACCGTCGGTCACCAGCGCACGATCCGGCAAGCGGATACGCAGCGTGGAGCCAATCTTTGCCCCTTCGACAGCAAAACTGTCGTCGTACTCTTTGTTGACGTTGCGGGAAATAACAAGGTTGTTTTCAAGAATCTCAAGAGACTTCCTAGTTATCATATCGATTGTGAGCAGCGAATTTGCCATTGTTCTATTCCTCTAAGGATGTTAGAAAGAAGATTCCACAATCACCAAACGCGGCGACTAGGAATTGTTTTAGCGGTTCCTCGCTTCCTGCTTTTTCACTTGTCTTGCTCTTTCAGCTTCGATCCATTGACTTGTGGTCATTGTTTTGATTGACCGTGGGTCTGTGGTGTCGTAGCCGCCGGAATGACCCCCGCGGGCGGTGACAGGCGAAATCGGCGCAGGTGCGCTAGATGTTCGTTTCGTTATTGGTTCAGAAGCGATCTTTGCTTCCAGTTTTCCTATCTCTTTGGCCTGCAAAAACGGGTCCGCAAGTCGGGCTATGCGGTCAGCTTCCTTGGGGTTTGTGCCGAGATAGTATGCAATATCAGGGCCGTTATCCGAGGCTTGAATCGTCTGGGCCATCACTTGGGTGATCGGTAGCTTGGGGTTGTACGCGACTTGTTCAAAGTCCTCGTACTTGCTCCGCGCATCCTCTTCCTTGTCGTGATAGTTCCCCAACAACTCCTGTTGCTGTTTCGCAAACTGTTGCTGCTGGACAATCTGCTGCGCCTTGGAAGTCGTCAATGCTTCAACGTATTCCTCGGTCGTCGTAAACTGTTCCGGCTTGACATGCTCCACAGGGACGGGCTTTGGTGCTTCGGCCTGCCTTGCTTCGCGCTCCCACTTCCGTTGCTCTCTTGCAAGCCTCTTGCCGATGGCTGCGTCCAGATCCTCTTGGCTGAACAGCTTCGATTCCTTGACCTCACCTTCGGGTGCTGCTTCCGGCGCTGCTACTTCTGGGGCAGGCGCTGCCGTAGCGTCCTGTTCCGGCGCGGGTTGCTCCGCTATCACTTCTTCAGACATGGCTCGATTCCTGAGAATCCCTAGAGTGCCGCCCTAGTACGGTTCATTCCGATTTCGGTTCCACCTGGGACTGCGCTTGCAATTGAATCTTGGCAATCAATGCCTGCACTTGGACAAAAGGCATCTGCCCGAGTGCGCTAAGGATTCCGTTCACTTCCGCAAGCTCAAGTTGTAAGGAAATCATGCTGCCTCCAGTTTGGCGACTTTCGCCGCGAGTTCTTTAATTGCTGCGGCAAGCAGCGGTGTTATGCGTCCGTAGTCCATCTGCAACAGCACCTCGTCAGGCTCGCCTTTTCCGCTTACAGGGTATGGATAAACTTCGCGTAATTCTTGTGCAATAAATCCATAATCTTGTTTTCCATCTTTTTTCCATACAAACGAGCGAGGTTGCACTTTTGCAAGAATATCCAGCGCACCCGTAAAATCTTGCACATCCTCTTTTAACCTGCCATCGGATGATGTGTTGTATGCAACCGTCGTAGCCGAAGCAACAGAAATGGAACCTATGGCTGACGCTTGCCCATCGGCATCGTAAAAAGTGATGAATCTAGCGTTGGTCATATCGCTAGCGCCAGTCAACGCACATGTGAATGCCGTTGTAGCTGACGATGCCGTTGCGTTTGTATTCCGCACCTCTGCCATGTATGTGCCAGCACCCGATACAGAACCAGAAAAAATGTTTCCTCCTATTCCGTTGCCTGTGAACGTCCCCGTCGCACTCAACGTCCCAGTCACCGCAGTAGCGCCATTCATGTAGATCGTGCGGGTGCCGTCGCCAATACCGATCTGGTTCGTCGGTGCGCCTTGAGTCAGACCAATGAGCGAGTGATAGGTCACCCCGTCCGTATTCAGTGCGCGGAGAACAGTGTTATTGGCGAGATTCACGTTACCCGTGAACGTCCCCGTCCCAGTCACCGCGACGTTACTGCTAAACGTCCCCGTCGTTGCCGAGAGAGCAGCAAGCGTACTTGCTCCGGTTACGCCGAGCGTCGTGCTGAACGTCCCAGACGTTCCCGCAACGGGCGATGTGCCATATGCCAAGATGTTCGCGGGCGTGATGCTGTAGTTGGCCCCCGAGCGAGCGATCGGGATAAGGTCGCCCGCTTGTGCGGGTGCGCCTGCTGCTAGTCCTGAGATCTTAGTGTCACTCATTGTCTTGTCTCCAAGAATGTTTTCGTGGATTGGTAAATAATGCTTTTTCTACAGACCATCCACGCCCATAAATTCTTTGGCGAACGGTGCTGGATTTGACGCCCGATGCGGTTATCCATTGCTCAAGCGTTTTAGTAATATCACCAATGGTTACCCATTTGTTTGTACGCCTGTTATTTGCTTGTTCTTTACGAGTCGCCCAACGACAGTTTTCTTTAGCATAACTGGCGTCATTGTCTATTCGGTCAAGTGTTAGCCCCGGCAGATAGCCGTCTTTCATATCCTCGTAAAACGAGGCAAAAGAATGCCATTCATCACAAACTTTAATGCCCCTTGCCCCGTAGCGAAAATAGTCGGGATGTTTTGAGTTAGTTGTGCGATGTATCATGCAATACCAAAGATTCCGCATCGTATAGAAATTGTCGTCCCGTACTTTCATCACGCTTCAAGCAATATAGTACTCACTCCATCCTCAAGCAGGATGAAGTTTGAGTCTTCCAACAAAAGATCCCCGCCCGCGTGAACGGCGTCCGGTCTCGCTTTGCGAAACCAGCACATCACCCGCGTGGCGTTGAGGACTATCAATTGAAGGGCTTCGTGTAGACGGTGCCGCCCGCGCTGATCTGGATAGCCGACACGCGCCAGGGCGCACCGGTCCCCGCGGGGACAGGGAACCACATGGGCGTGTAGGACGGCACCGGCGTGTCCGCGGTGGTGGCCGTTACGGCCTCACCCACTTTGACGTACATGTCCGTCGTACCCCACACCATCACGGTAGACGCTCCGGGGTTGTACGCCGAGGTGACACCCGCCGTGCCGGTGTAGGACACGCTGTAGCCCGTCGTGGCTATCGGATCTCGGACTACGGAAAGACGGTCAGTTGCCATGTGTTACCTCACGCCAAGAATTTTAGTTTGTACAGGGTGGACAGATACAGATCAACGATGTTGTCAATCAACTGTTGCAACGGCGTGTCCGTTTTGTCGCACACGTCATACCGCACCGACTCAATTTCTTTGAGCTGGTCTTCCAGAAATTCGATGATGTTGCTGGTCTTTTTGGCCGACATCAGCGTAATGGGGCCGATCAGCCCGTTTCGGCCTTGATAGGCTTCGGCAAAAGCGTCCGCATGGTCAACGATGCCGTCGTAGAAGGTGTTCAACGCGCTGTGTTTGCTGAAGCTGCGAGTGTTCAAGTGAACGCTATGCGCCACGTCCCGCGCCAGAAACAAGAGTCCTACGAAGTCCGAGGCTTTCATTGCGGCGCTCCCATCGGCATGCCTTGCGGCGGCGGCATACCCGGCGGCGGCATCTGCTCCATGCCCTCTTGCGGCATGCCTTGCATCATGTCCTGCGGCATCATGTCTTGGTCACGCCCCGGCATCTCGCTGATCAGGTCGCCCGAGGTGATCATGCCATGCACGGTGCCAAGCACAATGTCTTGGATCTGCTCGGGCGTCATGCCCGCCTGCACCGCGCTGATCCGCTTGGTCTCGGCGTCGTAGGCTTTGACCTCGCTGTCGAACTGCTTGATCTTCAGCTCTTGGGCTTCCATCGATTGGCTGACGTTCTGCAGCATCTGGTGCATCTGCTGCATCTCTTGGCCCATCGCTTGCATCTGCTGCTGCGCGGCAGCCAGCGCCGGGTCGTCCTCGTCGGACAACAGTTTCGGATCGATCGTCTTGGCGAACCGTGCGGCCATCTCCTGCGCGCCCGGCCAGTCCATGTTTTTGATGAACAAGTCGCCGGCCACCGCCCACAGTTGCGGGTTGCCCTGCAACAGGCGCGACATGGCGTCCAGCGACTCCTGCCGCTTGGTCATGTAGCTCGGGCCGGTCGTCACCGCAACGTCGTACTTGCCGACGCCGGGGTTATATATCTTCTTGACGACGATGCCCTGCTCGTCAACTATCTTCTTGACCGGCATGGGCTGTGACGGGTCGATGGCCGCTTGGTCTGTCTCACCGTCAATGCCGATGATCCGAGCAATGCGCTGCGTGTCGTAGATCTTAGGTATCAGGTCCACCAGTTGCCGGGTGCCGTACCGAATGGCTCGCGCAAGGTTGTCCACATAGTGGTAGGTGCCGGTGTCGGACTGCTTCTCGCGCGCGAGGATGGCCTTGCCCGATCGCTCGTTGCTGGTCGCCCCGAGACTGGAGTCGTACTGCCCGGTCGAACTTTTGATGTCGTCCGACGCGCCGGCCTTCGCCTGGAGCAGTCCGCTGGAGGCCATCGGAGGCTGCGCCCGCTGCGGGAGCGGCAGCACGCCGCCCTGCCCATCGGTCACATCCGGGTTGACCTCAAGGTACGGCCAGTTGTTGATGTTGGCCGTCTTCCATTGGTTTTCGTAACCTTCAAACTGCCCGCCGTAGCCGATGAATGGCGCTTTCGGGGCCAGCGCTAACATCTCTGCTTCTTGGCTAACCCAATAGTTGTACATCCGCTGCGCGTCCTTGGCGTTTCGCACCAGACCGCTGACGTACATCCGGCCATCAATCTCAAATTCGTTGCCGATCACGCGGATGACGGGGATGTACTTGCCCGCCCAGTCGCGCTCCTCAAGCACCTCAAAACCGTTGGTCTTGCACCACTTGACCGTCCGAACGTCCACATCCCGCGTTTTGATAGGCGTCAGGCCCATCATTTCGGCTTGTTTTGCCTCGGGCGAACCCTTCATGGCCGTGATGCCACCGTGGTACTGGTTCAGCGTCTTGGCTTCGTGCTTGATGTAGAAATACTCGGCAATCCGCACCGTGTCCTGGTTGATCCATGCGTTCAGTTGCCCGTCGCCCACGCCATAGGACAAGCTGGACAGGGTTGCCGCGTCGGGGAACTGGCGTTCGTACTCGTCTTTGGTGACTTCTTGGTTTATGAAGCACCACTCGGCATCCGATCCGCACGGGTCTTGGATGGTGGGGTCCATGTAGACCGAGAACGAATCCCGAATGCGCCCAATCCGCAGATCCTGCTCAAAGGTGTTCTCGTCGCAGTATTCGGTCAGGATGCGGAAGTACCCCTCACCAAACGTCACTTGGTTGTCGCAGGCCGTGTCGTAGGCCACGTCCGCATCCGAGATGTACTCAATGTGACGCACGATGCCGTTGAATATCTCGGCGACCTCCACATCAGCCTTGTCGTCGGCGGGGATGACCTTGCCCGATGGCCTGTTTTGCCGCTGGTCGTTGGTCACTTGCAGCACATGCTGCGGCAGCTTGTTGATCGTCAGGCAGGGGCGTGCGTTGATCGTCTGACCTTGAACCGAGCCGCGGGTTGCCAGCACATCGGCGGGCCATTGCCATTGGTTGTCGGGTGAGGCTGCGCGGAAGCGAAGATCGTCCAACTCGTCTTCGCGGGAGTCCGAATACGCGGCGATCGCCATTGTGAGGCGAGTCCGCATAGTGGCAAGCATGTCGCCGTTGTCACGGTCACGCTTGGTGCCGCCGCTGGATACGGCGCCGGCTTCGTTGATGCCCGTGTCCTGATAGGCCACTATTTACCTGCCCCGTAGGATTGAACGTCTTGTTCCATAATCTTGTGCATCCGTTGTTCAGCCGCTAGAGCGTCTTTGACCGATTTGTATTGCGGAAAATCTACGCCGCTTTTGGTTGCAAACTTCATCGCTTGCGGAACGTCCCGGATTTGACCGTGCCAATACGTCGGTAAGATCATGGCGCCGCCGCTTGGTGTATCCACAACAGAACCCATGAACGTAGTGGTTGAACCATCTGCATTCTTTAGCCCGGTGCCGCCGGTCAGGTGATTGCGATGATATTGCAAAGCCGCCTGCTCACCGGGCGAGAACTTTGAAATATCAACGAATGTCGGGTCAGCCACTACTTTACCGCCTTCTGCACGTCGGCCCATAGCGCACACGGTACGCCATCACGGTCCGTGACCTGCACCGCGCCGTGAGGCAGCGTAATCTCGCGGTCGTAGTGACGCCAGGTGTGGGTTCGGGGGCCGTACAGAGGTATCGCGTACCCAGCGGCGTACAGTTCATTCATTTCTTGGCTTTACGTTTGACCGAGTACGCAATGGCAACCGCCTGCTTCACGGGTTTGCCCGCGGCGACCTCGGTCTTGATGTTCTTGCGAAATGCGGTTTTGCTAGGCGACTTGACGAGAGGCATGGTCAGCACTTCCATCGTTTAAGGGATGCTTTGGCTCGTTCGCCGTCCTTGGCATGTGCCGCTACTGCGCCCATCCGCGCGCAAAATGACGCTTTGCGCCCTTTATCGGCCTCTGTCTTGGGGTTAGGCGCGGGCGCCTTGAGGTTGCTGCCCGTGGCAGCGTTGTACTTGGCTCGGCCCTTGGCCGTCAGGCCGGCGCCTTGGCTGACCGGCAACTTCTCACCCCGCCCCACAGATAACGACACGTTTTTCTTCACGCTAGCTACCCATCCATGAGTTGGTTACGCTGGCGTGGTGCGACGCCGTGCGCCGGGCGGGTTCCCGATACTCGCGGTGCGCGACGGGGAACGCGAAAGTCACCGCAAGCGCGTCGGCTGCATCCGGTGAAGCTAACCCTCTGCTACGCATTTCCTTCTTTCCTTCAAGGAAAATCGTACCGCTACTGTTAGGCTTCTTCATGGGGCCGGTCAGATCCGCTTTCATCTGCCGATCCTCCGGTATGCTGGCCGTTTTCAGCCAGTCCTTCATCGTACCCCACATCTCGGCGCGCTTGTTGCCCCACATAACCGAGTTCTTGGCTTTCCAGCCGAAGTTTACGCCTCGTACCTTGTACCGCTGTTCCGTGAGCCTGTCAAGTATCCCGTATCCGAGGCCACCTTCGTCGATTACTGACAGGGTTGGCTTGTACTCCTCAATGGCGTCGATCACCCGGCCCACAATCGTCATGGTGTCCTCGCCCGAGTACCGTTTGACGGCGATCAGGTCGCGGCCCTGGCGTACCGCGATGACGGTCGAGTCGGCCCCGCCGCGGGCCGGGTCGATGCCCAGTACGATGGGGGCGGTGGAGTCCTTCCATCGCTCGCGTTTTGATGCGTCATCCACCAGCATCGCCGAAATGAACTGGTCTTCACCCGCGTCGGGAAACTCACCGTACACCTCCACCTTGGCTTGCGGAGAATCTTCGCCGTACTCGGCAATAATCTGCTCGTAGACCTGCTTGTCGGTGTCCTCGACCGTGCGTGCGTCCACGGTGCGGGTGTTCCAGAAGGCTCTTTTGGCGTGAAAACACTCAAAAAAGTACCCTTCGTTGCGCCGCGGGTTGCTGAACGCAAACCAGTACCGGTCGGGGGTGTTTTCGGTGAAAAACCCCGCTCCGACCTCCCATATAGGGTTGGGAATACCGGATGACTCGTCAAATATGAGCATCATCCCGTCTTGGTTGTGGACGCCCGCGTAGCTGTCGGGGTTCTCAGCCGACCACAGCTTGCCCTCGGCTGCCCAGTACCGCGTACCTTTCTTCAGATCCCGCTCGACCAACTCGCACAGCCATTGCGCCGGCACCAGCTTGGTCGCGCTGATCTCAAACCAATGGTTGTTGATCGCCATCGCCGACCACTTGGTCAGCTCGGCCCACGTCACCGAGCGCAACTGGTTCTCCGAGTTGGCGCTGATGACCACGCTCCCGCCGATGCGGGTGGTCAGCATCCACAGCACCAGCCAACTCACTAAGGCTGACTTGCCGATGCCTCGCCCGGATGACACCGCCTCCCGCAACGTGGACATGTCCACCTGGTTGTTCTTGATGTGCGTCTTGATGTCGCGCAGCACCTCGCGCTGCCACTTGCGCGGCCCGGTAAATTTTGCTAAAGGTGTGTTCTTCTGGCCCCACGGGAACGCGAAGAGGACGAACGCCTCGGGGTCGTCCGCCAGCGCGGGCGACCACAGCTCGACCATCAGCCGCTGTTCCTCGTCCGATGTGTAGATGGGCGTTTGCATTACTGACCTTGCATTCTTAGCCAATCAGATTGCGTTGCCCCTACCGCATCGGGGTTGTTACCCGTGGCTCGCATGTAATCTTCTTTCCACGCGGTGGGGTGTGTTTTGGATTTCAACATGGTTCCGTCCGGTGTTGACGAAGCCCAATGAAAACGATTTGAATCGTAGGGGTCGCGTTCTGGTCGGATACCCATTCGCCACGCTTGACGATAATCATAGTTTGCCGAGGTACTTAGGTCCGGTTCTTCGCCGTATTGTTTTACAAACTCCGAAAACCACGGCGTTGCGCGGATGCCGCGTTGAAACCGTATTTCTTCTCCTTGCGCGGCAATATTAGGATTCATCCTAGCCGCGAGGAGGTTGACCGGATCTTCGGGGGACAGATAGTTAGCCACCTTGATGCTCGATGACGCGCCCTCGCGCCTGCTCAAGCGCCGTGATGACGCTGATCTTCTGATACACGTCCACGCTGATCTCCTGCTTGGCCGTCCAGCCATGCACATGCTGGAGTATCGCCAAGCTCGCCTTGGCGTCGCCGGCCTCTGACGCCTCGTTCAGCCGCCGTGCGGCGCGCAGTTCGTTGTCCGCACGCCCCTTCTGCGCCGCCAGTTCGGCCAATGGGTCAAATTGGCACAATTGTCGGTACTCCACGGGCAGCATCCCGGACGCCAACGCCAATGAGTCACCTTTTAACCCTAAAGATGATGCTTGGTATATGGCGTCCAGCCGCGCCTCTGTCGCTCGCACTCTTGGCCGGATAGCTAACGGTAGCGATCGGAACATGCCGCAGTTATAGCACGACCCGAAATCAGTTGTCCATAGTGCCTATTTGACCTATCCGTTACTAAGCACCGGTTAGGCTTGTAAGTTAATGGCTTGCAAATATGAAAAAATTTTTCAAATTGTTCTCGGCACCTACCCTGACCTGCACGGCCGGCTCAAGGCCCTGGCTCCCCCACCCTCCAGCTTTAACCCTACCAGCAACAGGGCTATATAACCCTGCTAGCTGTAGGGCTATTGTGCTGTCGATGCCTGGCGCCAGCTGGTGCCGGGAGGCCGGGCGGCCGGACGGCCGGACAGCCGGACAGCCGGACAGCCGGGCCGGACAGCCGGACAGCCATGACATTGCATCCCGGATTGTGAAATGTCGAACCGGATACCAGGATTCTGGCGCCAGATATAAATAGTCACTTAGCTGGGCTATGGATTGTCATAGTGATTGCCTAGCGAAAATCGGCGTAGATGCGTCATCTACAGGCTTCTAGGCAATATTGTCATTTTATGCGCGGTGTCTCAGAGTTGGCGCAGCACCCGCCACAATACCTATGCCTATAAATTCAATTTTTTACTTCTTAACAATTAAAATGACAATATTGCCTAGAAGTCTTGCGGATCGTGTATCCGCGCGCATCTCCAAGCTTTTCCACAATAGCCAATCCAGAGCCAATCAATAGCCAAGCCATAGCCTAGAAATGCAAAGAAAAAGCTTGCACGCTCTCCAATAGTGTGAAACAATGCTTTTTAGCTGGTCCACGCGCTCGCGCGCGTGCTCATACACTAAACGAGGAAAATACATGAAAACCGCAGCCGAATTAGATTTGAAACATGCGTACACCGGGCGCATGTACTCCAAGATCGACATACATGTAAACGGCGTGTATGTCGCATCAACGAACAGGGCGAAAACGGTTATGCAAGCGCGCTGGCAATATGCGCGCGCGAACCCCGCGCTCGTACTGTCCCAGATCAAAGGGGCGCGCGCCAAATGAACGTCCATCTAACGCTCAAAAGCGCGAACGTGAAAACCGGGCCAATTCCGGTTAGCACCACCACCAAAGAATCATGCCCGCCAGATTGCGCCATGCGTAACGAATGCTACGCATCGTCCGGCCCGCTCGCCTTGCATTGGGCGAAGGTTACCGCGGGCGAGCGTGGGACAGACTGGGATACTTTCGCGCAATTGCCCGAGGGTCAATTGTGGCGCCACAATCAGGCCGGCGATTTACCGGTCCAGAATGGCACGATCGACGCCGTCAAGCTTGGCGCGTTGGTGCATGCCAATCAAGGCAAGCGCGGATTCACCTACTCGCACCATCGCGATACGCAATCCGTCAATTGGATTAGGCATGCGAATGCCTGGGGATTTACTGTCAATCTCAGCGCGAATAACCTCGCCGATGCCGACACGCTAGCCGATCACAAAGCCGGTCCCATTGTCGTAGTACTGCCGTCCGATACCACATCTAACACGCGCACGCCGGCCGGCCGTCCGGTAGTCGTTTGTCCGGCTACGCAACGCGACGACGTATCCTGCGCGACGTGTCAGCTATGCGCGCGCCAGAGGGACGTGATCGTCGGCTTTCCCGGCCATGGCGCGCGCAAGCGCGTGATCGACATTCGGCTGGCCTCATGAGCATCTCGGAAGTGATGTCGCACGCATGCGCTATCGGCGCATGCGCTTGTTTTCTTTATCTTATTTTGAGAGGATAGAATCATGCACACAATCGATGAACAGGAAGCGCGCGCGTATCAGGCGGGCGATCTCGCGCTCGCGGGCGCTCTGGCGCAGCTAGCCGATGCGCGCGCGGAGATCGACACGCTGCGCGCGCTAGTAACGGAAGCGGTCGATTATGTCACGGACGATTTTTGGAAAGAACGCGCCGAGACTGCGCTCGCGGACTAGAGTACCCGGCCGGCGGCGCCTGCGGAGAGCGGGCGCTCGCCGGACGCGCACTAACGCACGTCTTAATCCACTAGAGGAAACTAAACTATGATCATGATCGATCGAGCCAAGCTCAAAGCCGCGGCGCGATTCGCGGCGCAGGACCCGAAAGATAGGCGCCTATCCCTGCACGGCGTGCTTGTCGAAGCCAGCCCGGCCGGCGTGCGCCTCACGGCGACCGACGGCGCTGCCCTGCTCGTGGTCCGGGCGGCGGGCGAGCCGGACACCGACACATGGACGGGCATCATCCCGTCCGACGTGATCAAGGCGGCGCTCGCGTGGAAGGGCGGCAAGTCGCTCCCGATCGTCCTGGTACCGGGCGAGCCGGAGTGCAGGCTCACGCGGGCGACGGGTGAGGCGGTGGTATTCGTCCCGGCGCCGGGACCGTTCCCGGACTATCGCAAGGTGATACCGGCGGCGCCCAGCGGCGCGGCGTCATTCTACGATCCCGACCTGCTCGCGCGGTTCAAGCGGGCGGCGGAGGATTTAGGCTCCGATCTTGGCCTGTTCGGCATGATGCATGGCGGCGATGGTAGCGGGCTGGTCTATCTGACCGCGGACGCTACCGGCGTCATCATGCCGATGCGGTCCGGCGGGCTGGACGTGGCCCAGTGCCAATGGGCGGCGGTATGAGCGCGGCCATTATTACCCGTTACCACGGCGCAACGAATACCAAAGGCGCGCGCATATCGGCACGCATGATGACCGCGCGGCCCGTGTTCATCCCGTACCCGCGCGAGTTGAGCGAGCGGGACTGTCACGCGGCAGCAGCCGCGGCGCTCATGGCCCGTGAGGGCTGGCCCGTGGGCTGCCCCATGGCCGTGGGCGGCATGCCGGGCGGCGGGTATGTGTTCGTGCGGACGGGCGGCGCATGATAGCCCTGTTCGTGGCGTGCGCGCTGGTCCTGATTTTGATCGTGTTCGATATGTAGCTCAACGGGGGAAAAAAGGGGCGCCTACGGGCGCCCTTTTTTTTTTACTTGACCGCGGCGAGAGTAGGCAAGCGCCCGGGCGGCGGCGCCTCGACCATCCTGCGGAGATCGGACTTGCTCAGGTGCCGCAGGTGCGGCGCGCAGAATATATGCTTCTTCGTCCCCAGGCCCACGGCGCCGAGGCGCCCGCAGTCCTGCCAGCCGGCCTCCTTCAGCGCGTGCAGCAGCGCCTGTTGCGGTATCTTGACGCCCCCCGGCGCGCCACCCGTCAGGCGATCGCAGAGGGAGTGGAACGGCGAGCCGATCACGCCGGCGGCGAATTCGCCCGCGCCCGTGCGGAGCAGTTCGACCAAATAACTCTCGGCCATGCTCATGCCGTGCTCGATCAAGTTCAATTTGAATTCGGTCATGGCGGGGGCGGCGGCGGGGTTGAAGCGGGACACGTCCCGGCGGGCGAGCCAGCCCGTGCAAGCGGCGAACCCGCCAGCCCTGTACCAGTCCCAAAGGCGGGCGGCGGCGACCGGGTCCATGCGGGCAGCAGCGGACCACACGGCGAACCAGCGGCGGTCCTGCGTTGCCAGGCTGATCGGCACCGGGTCGTTGCTGAACGCCAGGACGAAGCACCGGTTGACCATCAGGTAAGGCGCAAGCCCTTTGCGGTTGATCGGGAGCATCTCGGGCGGGGCGGCGATGATCGGCTTCAGCTTGTTCGCCAGGGCCCGGCGCTCGCGGGCGTCGGGTTCCTTCAGTTCGTTCAGAAGGATAATCTCGGCCTCGAGTTGGTATCCCCATTGCGAGCCTAGCGTGTCGTTGTCCAGAATGCCGCGGTTGCGGTGGGACGGTCCGCAGACGGCCCAGAGAAGCGGCGCCCACATGGTGTCCTTGCCGCAACCCTCGTCGCCACCGTGCAGAACGGCGTGGTTGATCTTGGTATTGGGGTGCTGGTACTTGTGCGCCATCACATCGAGGATATGCTCGCGCTCGGCCACGATCGGGACCAAGGCGGCGCAATGGTCAAGCCACGGCGTCACATCCCCGGCGCCGGCGGGCTGGCGGGCGTCGCGCCAGCGGTTGCCGAACACGTCCCCGTCGCGATGGCAGAGGACGGTCTCACCCGCGGCGTAGGTGATCCCGACCAAGGCGGGGGCGCCCTTCGATTGCCGGTTCTCGTCAAAGCAGACGCTGGCCTCGACCTTGCGGTCGTTGTGGATCGACTTGCACGACACATGCCGGTACAAGGCGTTGAAGGTCGCGCGGGACACCTCGCGGCGGTCGATCAGGTCGAAGTACGATTCGTCGTCTTGGATATAGGCGAACCGCTCGTACCAGCCGGCCTTCTCGATCCGGCCAAGCTCGCGGCGCTGCACCTCGGCGATCGTCGCGGCGGCGTCCGACTCGGGCCGGAACAGGTCGCCGGGGGTCAGCTTGGCAAGCGCAGGCTCCATGATCGCGGCGAGCAGTTCCTCGCGCAGGCCCGAGGAATGCTCGGGACCGCCCTCCTCGGCCACCCAGGCCAAGAACGCGGCGCTGGCGAAGTCAACGCAATGCGAGTGCAGGCAGCAGTAGGACCGGGTCGCGGGCATGTAGCGGCCCTCGGGGTTGCCGTCGGTATGCTCGGCGGCGTGGGGGCAGATGACCCCGGCCCACCCTTGGGCGTTGGGGTGCGACAGCACAAGGCCACGCTCGGCGAGCCAACCGAACACGTCATCGCCTCCGTCATCGGCAATGCGGACGGGGCGGGGACTGGCGGCGTCCGCAGGGCCGGGGGTCACGTCCAAGGCGGCGCATATCTCCTCCAAGGTGAACTCGCGCTCGGGGTGGAACTCGGTCAGGACGGCGGCGAACTCGCCCCGGCCCGGCTTGAGGTTGACCGATCCCGGCAGCCGGAAGTTACTCACCGGGTTGCAGGCGCCGGGGTCCGTGTAGCCGGCCTCCGCAATTGCGCGGATGGCGGCGGCGAACTCGCCCCGGCCCGGCTGGATCCGGAACACATAACCGTACTGGAAGTTACCCGGCGAGGTCTCGATGATCCACGTCGGGGCGAGGGACGGCACTTTGCTCTTGGTCCCCACGTCGTCCAGCACCAAGACCAGCACATACTCGCAATGGGCGGCGGCGGCGCTCGGTCGGCCGTCGGTAAAGCGGTCGATGATGAAGCTGGCGGTGTTGCCGTACCAGGCCTCGCCGGGCTTGATCTTGTGCGTGGGGAGGAACGCCGGCCAGACGCACTTGATGGCGCCGTCGGCGTGGTACTGCAGCACCTTGCCGACCGGCTTCTGCCGTACGATCAGCGCCGTCTCACCCGCCGGGGCCAGCCCGGCGAAAAACTCCAGAAAATTCATTTACTGTATCTCCGCATGGTTTTCACATCTATGGCCAAGGGCAATCCCTCGGCCCATGCCGGCGCTTCGCACATCGCTTGCCTCATGGCAGCGGTGGCGGCGTCCGGGTCCGTTGTTTCCACGACAATTTCATCGTGAATGTGCAGCACCACGCCCTCCAGCCGGCGCAAGGCATGCCGGAGGACATCGTTCGCTGTTGCCTGTGTCACGTTCTCGACTGCTAGGCCCCGCCAAAGCCTTGCCCGCGGCCACTCCGCGGCATCGGCGGCGGGCTTCCACGCGGCCTTGAGATAGGACACGCCGTCAGTCTCAAGGCGGGCGAACGGGTAGCACAGCACCCGGCCCGAGGGCAGCATGTACCACAGATGCTGGCCGTCGAACAGGTACGTCACCCGGCCCGCGGTGAACTCATGGCCCACGTTCCGCATGGCGCGGGTATAGGCACCCTCCAGATCTTGGCCGTGCTTCATGGCCCACGGGTTGGCACCGCGCCACAGACGGATGGCGCGGGGGACGTTATCGATCTGCACACCGTACACCCGGCCAAAGGTGTCGAACGATCCCTCGCTACCGAGGAAACCTAACGCGAGTTCCTGAACCTTCCCGCATTGACGCTGCATGTCGGTCACGGCATCATAGGCCACGCTGAAGGTCGCCATCGCGTTGACCTTGTACGGGTCCAGCCCCGAGCGGAACACGTCAAGTTTCGCCTCGCCCGCGGGGCAGTTGGACAGCCACGGGTTGACACGGCCCTCGATCGAGGACCAGTCGGCCACCACCAGCGCATGGCCGGGGGCGGGGATCAGCGCGGGGCGCAGCATGCCCTTGAGCACGTCGGTCACCCGGCGCCCGTAGGCGGGGACGATCTTATGCCCGCGCACCATCGCCTCGCGCACGGCCTCGGGGTCGCGTGCGGTCTTGCGGGTAAAGTTGTGGACCTGCGCTCCGTAGGAAGAATTGTGGTGCACTAATCCTTGCGCGCAGTAGCTAGCATCTCCATCAACTGTGATGTCCCAAACTCCCTTTTCTCCCACGCATACAATTTCTGCAATTTCTGCAAATGAAGTGCTTGATGCCCACTCGACGTGACTATAGCTAGGTTGTTTAAGCTGTTGTTCAGTGTATTTGAATCGATGTGATGCACTTCCCATCCCAGCGGCCACTGTGCCAGCCCAAGCGTTTCCATTAGCACCAGACGATGCTCTGGCGCGTACCGGCTTTCCTTGTGCTGCCACAAGTACCGATACCCCCGCCGCAGTATCGCGGCCACTTGCTTTCGTACTCCAAACATGGGGTTCTTCTCCCCCATCTTTGCTGCGTGATGGTTGGCCGAGCGCAGTACCTTTAGCCTGTCTTTCGGAACATCCTCCCGCAATATCCGATATACCGTAGCCTGCGTCATCCGCGTTGTTGCAGCGATCTCGGTGCCTGGTAAATAGGGCGGGGTTGTATATAGCCGCACGACTTCCGACCGTATAGCCGGGTCGCGTAATGCCTTCAGACTGATGCTCATGTTTTGTCCATCCAGATTGTGTAAGTAGCTGATGGTCGGCGGTGCATTCAACCCACTCACCGCTGCGGGTGGTCACGCGGTACATGGTTTCCCTGCCCTTGTAGACCTTGCCGGACACTTTACACAATCGCCCCGTATGCGTCAAAACTTTCTCGCCTATTTGCAGCAGAAAAATAGGTGCCCGGCCATGCTCTGTCTCCACTAGCGTAGTGGCTTCCACACATGCCCGCCCCGTGGCGCTGCCGCCGGCAAAGACGAACGCGCCGCGCACCCGGTCATCCTCGGTGTCAGCGAGATCCGAGAGGCGCTTGAACTTGGCAACAGACGACGCCCACAGATCGTCGGCGCATTGGATCACGTCGGCCACAGGCCCCGGCACCTCGTCGGGGTTCTCCTCGGCCAAGGCCAGCAGGTTGGCGCGGACCGACTTGTCGATGGAGTACTTCTCGCCGGTCCACATGAGCTTGACGGCCTCGGGGCCGACACGGTCCTGCACCCATTGGCGCATCTTGGGCGAGCGCACGGAGGTGACAGCACCGTCGGTCACCTCGCGCACGATCTGCTCGATCTCGATCAACTCGGCCTCGGCGTAGGTCATGGCAGCATGGCAGAGGTCGGTGTCCACCAGCACACCGCGGTCGTTGATGCGCTCGTTCACATGGTAGTCGGCGAGTTCCTCATCGGACAGCGGGCGCAGCGACTTGCTGATCTCGCGCATGGCCCTGACATCCTGCTCGCAGTAAGCGACGAATTCGGCCATCAGGGTCGGGTCGTTGTTGAAGGTGCCATCAGCGCGGGGGAGGGACAGCAAGCGGATCAGTTGCGAGCCGCGGTGGTCCTTCTTCATCTTGCTCGACACGGCGCGGCCCACGTCTTCCAAGCTGCCGGGGAGGCAGTTGGCACGCGCTTGCGCCGCAGTACAATAGAACTGTTCCAACTTTGGTTCGGGGATTCCTACGTCCGGGCATAGGACGTACCAGAATATCAACCGTTCAAACGCGGCGTTGTGCGCCATGATCTGATGGTCGCCGATCTCGGGGAAGGGCATGCCCGGTAGCCATGTCCTGACTGGCTCATCGTCAAAGGCGTAGGACATGCACAGCACCTCGGTGCTGGCATCCTGCGCGTAGTTGTACACGCCGCGACGGGGTAGGTCGCAGCGTGATCGGGTCTCAAAATCAAGCCAGATCACGCTGCTGCCTCCTTACGCTACAGCCCGACGGCGACGGCCCGCGGGTGCGGGTGCCGGCTCTTCCACCACCGGCGCGGGGGCGGGTGCCTCCGCTTCGGCGTCAAGGCTCATCCACTCGTCGATCGAAAAGACCGGCGTGAAAATCTTGCCGTACGACTTGTGCTGGTAATGCTCAACCAGCAACGTCACCACCGGCACCGGCTTCGTCGGATCCGCTTCGACTTGCTCGGCGATCGCCAGAGCCAGAGTCTGGACCGCACGCTTGCCACCGACGCTGGTGCTGCTGAACCGCGCTTCCATGCCCTTGTCTTCACCGGACATGCACTTGAGGCTCAACCCGACCTGAGTCTCCCAACCCTTCTTGGCACCGGGAGGCGCCACGTCGAGTTCCGGCAGCGGTTGTGACACCGACACCATTTTCTCACCCAATACCTCACCGTCGCCCCATGCGATGGAGCCATGCACGAACGAGAACGGGTTGACGGCCCAGACGCTGCCGTCCTCGATCTCGGTCTGGTCTGCACCGAACACCCAATGGCCGGTTTTGTCCATCTTGAGGATGACCGTGCCGGCGGGGCCGACATCCGACTCCAGCTTGCGAAGGGCCGTGGAGAGTGACTGCACGGAGGGAAGACCTGCTTGCGAAAAAACTGCGATATTGGACATTACTTTATTCCTTAGACAAGTTTAGAAAGGGCGGCGGTCAACTGCTGCCCGATTAACAACACCGCTGGCCTCGGATCAGACTCCGGTGCCAACGTATCGCCCGACGAGACTGACACCGTCAGTCCTTCGGGCAGATTCTTGATTTTCTTCTCCGCTTGCGCGGGTGAGAGCAGTTCCTTCTTGAACGGGTCGATGCCCAATTCGGACAGGACCGCGGCAGCTTTGGCCTCATCCACCCACTTGCGTGTGCCGCGCTTGGCGACCAGTTTCCATCCCGGCACCTTCGCGCCCGCCTTGAGCTTAGTCTCGACCAGTTCGTTGATCGAGTCAATCCAACCTTGCAACAGGACAGCATTGGCCGCATACGCGCCTAGCATGTCGTTGTCCACCGCGTCAAGGTTGACCTTGAGCGCACGGTCCACCGCGCCGGTCATCTGGGGACAGGTCGGCTTCGCCGGGCAGAAGCGGCAATGCGGGCCGGTGGCGAGCTTCGCCTCGGGCAACGCCGACGCCTTGACCGCGCGCTTGAGGTCGCGCTCAAACTGCTTGATGCGGGCGGGTGTGGTCTCCCATTGGCGCAGCACCGGCGGCTGGATGATGGCGCAGATGATCTTCGTTGCGCCGTCGAAGACCCACGCGGATTCCTTTGTTCGCATGGCCGCGGCTGCGTAGTACATGAGCTGCTCGTTGTCCTCCGCGCTCACCGCGATGCCGTCCCCGAACTTCCAGTCGATGACGTAGGCCGTCTCGCCGATGCGGCCCAACAGGTCGCAGGATCCGAAGGCACCGGGCAGGTAACTGCCAAAGCCCACACGGGTCTCGACTGCCATCTGCATCCGGCGATCGGGGTCCAGTTCGTCCAGCAGGTCGAGCGCCGGCTGGACCTTGTCGTCGAACATGTCTTGGTCGAGCGTGTGACCTTCGTAGGTCGTGCCGATCACGTTGTCCTCACCGAGGAGGTACTCGCTGATCGCGGTGTGCAGCAACGTTCCTTTGTCGGCGTAGGTGCTGGAGGGCATCACGGGCGCTCGGGCAACAAGCGCCACGGAGCCAGGGCAGGCCATCACGCGCTTGGCGGTGCTGCCGCCGACGACGGTTGAGTGCTTCATGCGAACTCCTCTTCTGCGTATTCGGTGGCAAGATCCGCAACCCAATGCGAGTCACGCAGATGCTCGGTGAGCAAGGCCACAACACTCTTGCGCTCACGGTCGCGGCGGTTCTCAAGTGCCGTGTCGTTGCTGCTCAAGCTGGCAACGTACATCTCTGCCGCGTACGAGGGATCGCGATTATCAAGCAGATAATCGTAGAGGTCAAACTGGGCACGTCCGTTTTTCGGGTACTGACCGTACTCAAGTATGGTCTCGATCACTTCGATCAACGCCAGTTCGTAATGCCGCGGCGTTGGTTGCTTGGGCGAGAAGCCTTGCAGGGGACCGCATACGCTGCAGTCGGTGGCACCGCACATGCATTTCATTTGAGTGTCCTTTATTGAAGTTGAGAAAAAATAATACCACACTTTTATTTTTGTGTGTTAAAGTTTTGCACATCGGAGGATATATGAGAATTCACACAGCAACCATATCAACCAAAGAACTACAACAGGCGCTGCGGGACTACTGCGCGACCAAAGGTGGCATCCCCGACTTCGTCATCATTCAAAGCTACCAAAAAGAGATTGTGGTGGATCTTGCGCCCGATGGCGTGATTAGCAGCGATGAATTCCAACATGCCGCTACTGGAACGTGACATCGAACGCCACCTTGTACGCCGCGCCATCGAGCACGGCGGCAAGGCATACAAGTGGGTGTCACCGGGCCATGTCGGTGTGGCTGACCGCATCGTGCTGCTGCCCGGTGGCGTGGTGTGGTTTGTGGAACTCAAGTCCTCCACGGGTCGCCTGTCACCGCTGCAGAAGCTGTTCGCGGCTGACATGGTGCGGATGGGAATGCAGTACGCGGTGCTTAGATCGAAGGAGGAAGTAGACCAATGGTTCTCAGACCGTACCAAGAATTAGCCGCCGACTTCCTCTACGAGCGCGACAGGGCGATGATCCTCGCCCCTGTCGGCGCGGGCAAGACCGCCATCACGCTCACGGCCATGCGCGACATGCTGGCCGCGGGCGAGGTGCAGCGGTTCTTGGTCATCGCCCCCAAGCGGGTGGCCGAGTCGGTCTGGCCGAGCGAGGCCAAGCTCTGGGCGCCGGGGCTGGCGTTGTCAGTCGCGGTTGGCACCGCCTCGGCGCGCGCCCGTGCGTTGCAAGCGAACGTCCAGATCGTGGTGTCCACCTACGACAACCTGCAATGGCTGGCCGAGCAACCGCTGCAGTTCGACGGCGTGGTGTTCGACGAACTGACGCGGCTGAAGAACCCCTCGGGCAAACGGTTCAAGGCGTTGGAGAAGGTGTTGGGCGCCATGCGGATCCGTTGGGGGCTGACGGGTAGCTTCACCAGCAACGGTCTGGAGGACGTATTCGGGCAATGCAAGGTCATCGACCAGTCGCTGTTGGGCCGGGCCAAGGGCGCGTTTCTGCAGCAGTACTTCCATTGCATCAACCGCGACCACGGTCAATGGGAGCCGGCCACCGGGGCGCTGGCGCTGGTGATGACACGCATCAAGCCCGCAACGTTCGTCTTGGAGGCGGGCGAGTACACGGACAAGCTGCCGCCGCTGCATGTGGTCGAGATGGCCGCGGCGCTGGACGACCGGGGGCCGTACGAGGCGATGAAGCGCAGCTTTGTGGCCGAGTTCCCGACCGCTACCGCGATCGCCGCCAACGCCGCCGCCGTAACGAGCAAGCTGCAGCAGATGGCAAGCGGGTTTGTGTACACGGCCCACGGCCCGGTGTGGTACTCCAACCACAAGATGGTGCTGCTGGACGACCTGCTGGCCGAGAACCAGCACGCCAACACGATCATCGCGTACCAGTTCATCGAGGAACTGGCCGAGTTGCGGCGCCGGTATCCGCGCGCGGTGACGCTGGACGAGCCGGATGCGATTGCGCGGTGGAACGCCGGGCGGGTGCCGTTGCTGCTGGTGCATCCGAAGTCTGCCGGCCACGGGTTGAACCTGCAGCACGGCGGGTGCCACATGGTGTTCCTGTCGCTGCCGTGGTCGCTTGAGTTGTTTGAGCAGACGATAGGCCGACTGCACCGCAGCGGCCAGCGCCACGATGTGTGGGTCTATGTGCTGCTGACCGAGCGCACGATGGACGAGAAGATTTACGCGGCGCTGCATGACAAACGATCGTTATCTAATCTTGCAATGGAGGAACTGAAATGAAGTTGGACTTGTTGAAAGCGAAGTTGAAGGCGGCGAAAGCCGAGCGGATCATCCGGCGAAGGCAGTACAACGCCGCCGAGCGCGGACTGTTCAAGGTCTGCACCCTTGTTGACCAACTGGAGAAGCAAATTGAAGCTCACCTGGCGCGAGCTTAACCGCGTCTTGGTCTCCAAGACCGAGGCCGAGGTGCTGGGCATGCTTGAGCGTGAGGTGGCTACCGAGCGCCGTGTGGTGGTGCTTGAGCGTCTGCACCAGCGGTACAACGTGCTGCGCGTGTCGCGTGAGCGCATCGAACTGTTACGGGAGGCAAAGAAATGAACCTGATAAACCGTTTTCTTTGGCATTACTGGTGGGGCCAGACGGAATATCTCCGGCAAAGGCTTGAAGAACTTGAAGCTGAAGAAAATAACTTGATCGAGGACAGACGTAAGGTCCGGGCGCGGCTGATGAAGGCCGATGCAAAGGTTATTACCTACGCACAAATAGGGGGTGTGAGATGAGAGACCTCTATCGCGGGGACGGTGGACCGCTCAGTTCGTATGACGAGGGCTGGAACGACGGCATAGAGGCTGCGCTTGCCGCGATTGAGCAGCGGAACTCCGATTTGCTTGCGGAGTTTGAACGCGCCGAGGCCAAGAAACTTAAAGAAATTGTGGCTCGTGCTGTTCTCGCCGCCGCGCAGGAGGGCAAATGACCCCCGCCGAGGCGCTGCGGGATGTGAGGGAGGTGCCATGAACGAACGCTGGACGTATCAGGACGCATGGCATCGAGGCTTTGCGGCTGGCTTTTCGTGTGCTGCTGTCGTTGCTTTGGTTACTGTGTTTTGCCTTCTTGCTTACGGCACTTTTGATAAACCAATTCCGCAACCGGTAAAGAGCGATGCATCCAAACGCCCGACCGGGAAACCGTAACGCTCGACGCAACGAGGCATCACGTTCCAAAGAATGCACCTGTTGCGCGAAGCATCAAAGACCAAACAATTTCTATCTAACTAAATTTGGGACGCTCTCATCATGGTGCAAAGACTGCCTGAAGGACGCGAGAAAACTCAGCGCGTGGAAAAACAAGCTGTTGAAGACGTCTGTCTGATTGCCCGAAACGCCATTGACCGTATTGGCGAGCTTGAACGAGCGTTAGCCCGCAGCCGACGCTACCAGGCGCGGGTGCAGAAGTACCGCACAACCTGCCCGACGTGCGGATCCATCAAGAAACAAAAGGAGTGCAAGAAATGTATCGTATAAAACTGGCAGCAGGGCTAAACCTCGCATCGGGGGATGAGTGCTTTACTCCGACGTTGACCCCGGAGAGCAAACGAAAGTGGATTGACGAACACGATCTGTTCATCGCCAACGGGCGAGCATTCGCGCTGGTGGACACGTTCAATTGCGTCTATTTCATGGACTGCATAACCGGCTCGCTGTACCAGTTTGGCGAATGCCTGACCTCATCAGAACTGAAGTTCACCGACTTTCGGCGGGAGCAGGACAAGGCGGCGAAGATCCTGATGGCCGTCCAGAAAGTGAATCATGCAAACGCTCGCTGAAGCCTGTTTAAGCTATGCCCAATGTGATGACTATCACATCACCGCCGACCTGCTCACGCGGGCCGGGAAACGGCTCATCGAGCTGGAGGCCGAGTGCGACCGCTTGCGGGCGCAGTTGTTCGAGGCCCATACGACATTCAAGCTATGACACTCCTCGGCGAAACACCTTACACGCCTTGCTTCGTCCGAAACGAATTTCTGTTCGACGAATGGATTGGTCACGGCGACTTTACACCTGCCGTAGTGTTTGCGTTCCGCGCCGAGCCAGCGAGGGTGCCGATGTTCCAAGTGATGCTGGACTCTGGGGCACAATGGGCGCGAGTGCCTATTCACATGATTTGCAGCAGGCCCTGCTCCCCGCTGCCGATCGAGCAATCGTCTTGGTGGGACAGTTACGGGTACGAGTTCACCGTCGTTGCTCTGCCGTTCTTGAAAGGTCATGCGGTCACGGCACTTGGCCGGGACGGTCAGATCCGCAAAGGAAACTACTTGTTCTCAATCGACTGGATGAAGACCGGCTGGAGCGAGGTGCCGGACCAGCACAAAAATCATCACATCATTGCGCTGGAGTCCGGGGCGTGGATTGCCTACCCGAACAACCGGCTGGTCTGGCAAGACCCGTCGTGGATTACGCCGGCGCCGAATCGGGAGTGGCAAACACCTACCCGGACGTATTCGGTCGAAGGGTAAAAAAGAACCCCCGCGCAAGGCGGGGGCAAGGGAGTACCGATGGCGATCGGTAAGTCAGTCTAAGCGAACGGCCTCGTCCCTGCGCGATCAATAATCAAGGCTGATTTCCGGGGCGCCGCCGCGGGCGTGTTGGGGATGCTGATGTGCGTCCAGGCGTCAAACTCGCGGATGATCTGGTCATACGCCAGCCCGGAGGCCATCACAGCCCGCACAACCGCGTCCGGGGTCATGCCCGGTACTCGGACATCAGCGGCGCAGCCGAGCCGGTGCTGGCTGGTTTCGCGGCTCCCGCAGGCTGCATTGACCGCGGCTGACCTGTAGGCCGAGTTGACCATAATCGGCCTGCCGCCGAGCCGGTCCTTGACCAGTTCAAGGAACACCGCCAGCCGTTGCAGGTTTGCCCGAGCTGCGGGATCTGGGGTGTTGTCTAGCAACCGATGATCTGTGACGGTGAGTTCCTCAAGAGTGAAATGATCACTTAGGTTCATTTTGATTCACTTGTATCCCCGCTAACAAACCAATAAACCCGCCCACGATGGTCTGAAACGCCGGGGCAATTAGTTTGAATATGTCGGCGTTATCCACAAGCGGATCAAATAACCCGAAGCACATCACCATAACCATTGATAGAAGGATTACACAGAGCGTAATGCTCACCATCATGACTACAAAGAATAGAGTTTTTTCTTTCACTTGTTTCCGGGATCAGGCACAACTACACCGCTCAGACCCAAAGCTGCTGCCAGACCTTGCACAAGAAGTTGATACTGGGGAGGGATCATCGGCGCTGCAATTGCAAAAATTACGCCAAGACCCACCCTCGTCGAATTCTCACCAAAGCGTTTTCTGAGCCATCCCATGTCAATCTCCTTTTTTCTTCATACCTATGATTTTCTCTAGCGTTCTGCCGCCAAAGTAGAAACTCATTATTAACATGCCCCATTGTCCTAAAAGCTCGACATAGGACTCATTTGCGTTATGCCCAAAAGAACTCATCATCGCAAATACAAAATAACCGGACAAAATTGCAATCAACGCCAGAGGACGAATGTTTTTGGATAGCCAAGAATCGCTACCCATATCCGCTTTTAACCTGTCGGTCAATTCGTGCTGCTCAGCAACTTCAGCATTAAGCTGGGCAAGCTCTCCGTTCTGTTGCATCTCCAAAAGTTTTAGCTTCGCTTGTTCCGCCTGCGCGGGGTCGGGAAAGAACTTGTCTACCAGCTTGCTGCCTATGTCGAGTATTGCGCCAAGCGGGAACATCAGAAATTACCTCCTACTGGATTCAACACCCCGGCTGGAGCGTCGGTAACAATTGTTGATCCCATCTTCACATGCCCGTTGGTCAAGGGCGATTCGTTGATCGGGCCATAGCAGGATGCGAGCTGCGCCCCGTTGACCAGTTTTGTCTGCTTGTCGCAGATGAATGACCATAAATTACTCATGCCCTCTGTCTTGCTCAAAACAAAGGTGCGGTGAACCAACGGAGCCACAGCCCACGATGGTGCCTGGGGTGCTTCAGTCACGGTGCTGAACAATGACCAGACTTTACCCGGAGGCGCATCGCAGGAGTTTTTCATCAGCGCACCGTTGGCTACGCTTCGGCCTTTCAGAACCGGACAGACAGCCATGCCCTCGGCAAACACTTTGCCTTTGACGGTAATCATCTTGCCGGTAGGCGTAGAACCGGACGCGGCACAGAGCGCATATTCGCCGTTGCAGATCATCAGATCCGCAGCCGACACGGTGACGGGGAACAGCGCCAGCAAGAGTAGTTTTTTCATGTCTGTCCTAGACTTTTATGACCATGTGAAGCAACAAGAGGATCAACGTGCCGGCTACGCCTAACAATATTTGTTCTATCCGTTTCAATCGAGCGTTGACGCCGGTCATCTCTTTTTCAATACTCTCGTACCGGACCGCGCAAACGTCAACGTGAGAATTGATCTTCGCATCGACTTCCATGGCTGTTATCACGGGTTGATCAACTGGAAACGTGTGCCGTCGTAGACGACCAGCGCGATCTTGCCGCTCTTGATGTCGGTAGCGGCCAGCGCCGTGGTGCCGTTCTTGGTGATGGCCTTGGCGCCCAGATTGTTGACGTTGAGCGTGGCAGCGCCGGTGTTGGCCGCTGCGCCGATGAAGGTCAGGGTCAGGCCGGCGATGTACGCGGACAGCGGTTGCGTGTAGGTGCCGAGGATCGTGTCGGTGCCGGTCACGGTCATGTAGTTGGTCACGCCGGCTGACAGGGAACCGACGTTATCCGCGGTCCAGATCAGGGCGCCGGTTGAGTCTTTCAGTTCCATGTAGTACAACGCCGAGTCCAGCCAGACCGCGGCCTCGCCGCGGGAGTTCATCACCACCGGGTTGGTGTTGGCCGTGGTGCCCGCAGAGGTGGTGTAGGTGGACTGCGGCGTGGTGGTGCCGGCGGCGTAGGTGTAGAGCAAGCCCCCCGCCAGCGGCGCACCGTTGGCTGTGAAGAACTGCATCAAAGGAGAGGGGGTCAGGGTAGCCATTTTATCTTCCTAGATTGTTAATGTTGTTATTACGGCGCTGCTAGGCTGTTCTGGTTTTCTTGCGCTACCGGCAATCCAATTAGCGCATTACGCAATGCGGGTGACATAGGCGCGTTTGCGTTATAACTGGGTATCGCACGTCTTTGCCCCATAGGCGACAATAGATATTGCTGCGCCGCAAGTTGCGTTGCGCGGGGTGCTACGCCCCCCGCCATAGCACCAACAGACGCGCCAGGGACGCCCCCAAACAAACCACCCAGCAAAGCCCCGCCGCCACTACCCAATGTAGCCCCCAACATACTCCCCGCGCCTGGGGTGCCACTTGTGCCGGGAGGCGTCATAGTAGGGCGCGAAATATTTGCAAACCGCGCAATTAAATCAAGGTCGCCGCTAAAATACCTACCTCGCGTTTGTAAATCGTTAGCTAGTGTTCTTGCATTAACAGAACCCCCACCTTCCACAATCGCGTCTTCAATGCTATGGCTGATAGCCATTCGTTGCCGCGACGCACGAAATTGGTCAAGGAGCGCTTGCGCGTTAGGGTTGCCTGCTGTTTGCAAAGCACGTTCTATTTGGTTTTCCAACGCGCTGCTAATAGCGCGTTGAGCCAGCCCTAATTCGTTGTCGCCGCGCGCCATGTTGGCGCGGGACGCTTCGCGCAACGTGCGGGTGGCGCCAACAGCGTCACCTGAGTTAAATTGTCCTACGCGGTAATTGTTTACCAAATCTGCTACGGGTTGCGGAATCGCGTTTGGGAAAGATCGCCCAGGCCCCGTGTACGAAGCAAGTACATCATCCAGCGATTGTGCAAACGCCGCGTCCGTTGAGATAGGGCCAATTCTGGTTATAGGTGTGTACCCGTTTTGGTATTCTTGGGCGCGTATGTTTTGCATACTTGCGCGGGTTAAATCACCATCAACAGGAAGTTGCACCGCGCGCCGCGCAAGCCGATCAATTTCTGGCTGATTACGCGCCGCCGCTTTCTGCTGTACCCCCATTTTCCCCGCTATCCGTTCTAGCATCACGTTTTGCCCGCTAGGCGTAACACTACCGGGTGTTGTAACAAGACCTTCGCTTTGCCCCGCGCGTATGGTTAAGTCTCTAACGGCATTTTGGGACTGCTGCATATTCAACCGCACCTGTTTTGCTTGCGCGGTAGCGGCGGTGGCCGACGGTATGGTCATAGAAGTTAATACACCCGCAACCGGGCTTCCAGTAGCCTCAGTTACGCCCTGCCCAGTCGCTCCGCTAACCAAACCTATGCCGCCGCTACGAAGAAGTTCTGCGCCGGTGCGGGCCGGCGATAGCATGCCTCCGGTTGCCGCCTGCAAACCTACATCCAATACCCGTTGCCCCCGCGTCATATCTTCAGTAGGCTTGATTAACCCCGCGCTACGCAACATATTCGTAACCCGCTCCGGGGGTGCGGTTACTTCGGGCGCTAAATTTGGAAACCCCGCGGCGGTCGCTAAAGTGCCCGCACCCATTTTGGCTAAATTTATTACGTTTTGCGGCGCGTTGAGCAAAGTATCCGCAGCGCCGCCAAGTGCTTTATAGGGCGCGCTGGTTACCACCGCCATCGTAGATGGCGGGTGACGTTCTGCCGGTATATCAGTTTCTTGCTTTGCTTCTAAGTATGCTTGCGCTACCGTTTCAAATTCTGGCGTACCTTTTTTACCTGCGTTGTTGACTATCCAAGTTGCGTATTCATCCGCAGTAGCCATTATTTGTTTCCTTGAAGAATTGCGTCTGCGCGGCTACGAACGTCTGTCTGCGGTGCTTTTGGGGCGTACGATTTCATACCTGGGCTATCAAACAAAGATTTACCGCCAGCCCCATCAAGCCATGATTCTTCCGCGCCTTCGTAAGTTTTGTTTTTAGCCCACCAGCCACCGTAAAATTTTTGCCTTTCGATATCTTGTTTAGCCTGCGCTTTTGCTGTAGCCACCAAAAATTTGTTTGCTTCGGGCGTGTTTCCCAGTTGTATAAATGTTTGATTGATACGTTGCGCGTCACCTTCTGACTGAGCGCCTTTTTGCTCAAGTTGACGTTGCAACAACGCTTGACGACCTTGCGCCAGAAACAATTGAGAATTAGTCGCGTATTTATCCGCTTCAGGTACGCCAAGCGCGCCGAGAACCCGTGTTGCTTGCGTTTGCGCGTCTGCGCCGAAACCAGTCCTAAAACCGTTGTCAAGGATAGATTGCGAAGTTTCTAGCGCAGGTAATATTTTTCGCGCCCGATCAGCCGTACCAGCAATCTCGCCATAAAGTTTTACGTTAAGTTTGCCTTTTTCTTGTTGTTCTGATTTTTCTAACGGCGGCATTACAACGGTAGCCCCCGCCGCGTGCGTGGATTTTGTTTTTAACCATTGCGCCCGCAGCGCACGTTCTTCAAGTGGCGGCAGATCCATACTTCTCAGCATACGTTCAAATTCGCCTGGGTCGCGTTTAAGTTCATTAAGTTTGGCAAAACCATCTTGCGTAACCGGAAGATTTAACTGTTGCATAAGTTTTACATCCGGCGACACAACCGAAGCATCGCGCAACTGGCGTTGTACGTCTTTAATCTGCTCAAGCAACAACGGTTTGTCGCTTTGAAGTTCCGGGTTGTTGCCTATAGAAAGATATTGCCGTTCCAACGCTTTGATTCTTGCGTTCAGCGCGGCAGAGGGGTCCGCAACCCCGGACGCAACCCCCGGCGCACCCCCCTGGGTTATACCCGGCAATGCGTTTCTTTGCGTGGGCTGTGCAGCGCCGGGCAATGCGTTACCCGGCGGCACAGCAGGCTGTACCCCCGGCGCGGGTGCAACGTCCGGCCCCATATACCGCGTGCGGTACGCAGCGGCTTCTGTTTGATTGCGAAGGCCGGTATAAATGCTTTGGGCTAGTTTGACGTGTTCAATATCACCAGACCGCATCATTGCATCGGCAGCGGCCTTAAGGTCCGGTGGGCCGCCGCTCCCCACAATCGCGGCTTGAATTTGGTTAAGCGTGTTTTGCTCGCGGCGCAGTTTTTGAAGCTGCATCTGCGAGGCTTCGTTCTGCTGCATACCCTGCATCATCTGCATGGTTCGCAAGGCGTTGGCCTGCCCCGCCTCCTGCGCTTGCAAGGGGATGGTGGCGATCCGGCCCGGTAGTTGGGTGTCAAGCAGTCCGAAATTGATCTCAGCCATTTAGCACCCCGTATTGTTTCTGCATCATCTGCGCGAGCATAGCGGAGTAAGGGTCGG